CGCGTGCGCGCGAAGAGTACGCCGAAGCGCGAGTCTGTGAGATGCAGGAAATCGCCGAAACAGTCGAGGACGTAGGTCGCGCCCGGTTGATGTGCGATAACATCAAATGGGAAGCGGCGAGGATGGCCCCGAAGAAATACGGCGACCGCACCGCCATCGACCTTGACGCAAGTCTGAACATCAGCAATATGTCGGACGAAGACCTAAATGCAAAACTCTCTGACCTCCTCGCAAAAACGGGAGCTGCTGGCGCTTCTTGAAGAAAAGGCCAGGCGCGCATCCCGTCGCAAACTGTTCACCATGTTTCCCGCCGACGGCGAACATCGACGCGAACTGTACCCCAAGCACCTGGAGTTTTTCAGGGCCGGTGCGAAATACCGCGAACGATGCTTCATGGCCGCTAACCGAGTCGGGAAATCCGAATCCGGGGCATTTGAGTCCACGCTGCACTTGACCGGGCGTTATCCCGACTGGTGGGAAGGGCGAAGGTTCGACAAGCCGGTTCGGCTCTGGGCGGCTGGCAAGACCAACGAAACCACGCGGGACATCATCCAGGATAAGCTGTTAGGCTCCGTCGCGTTTGCCGGTGGCCGCAAGACGTTCTCCGGAACCGGAATGATCCCTGGCGACGACATCGGTGCTGTGACATGGAAGCAGGGCGTAGCAGACCTCGCCGACACGATCAAAGTGCGCCATGTCTCCGGCGGATGGTCAACGCTCGGACTCAAGTCCTACCAGCAGGGGCGCGGTTCGTTTGAGGGTACGGCGCAGCACATCATCTGGCTGGACGAGGAGCCTCCGGTTGATGTTTATGGCGAGTGCCTGATCCGTACCGCAACGACTCGCGGGCTGGTGTTTCTGACGTTTACCCCGCTTGAGGGTCTGTCTGACACCGTTATGTCGTTCCTGCCCACCGAATACCGGATTGACAAACATGCCTGAGATCAGCGATTCGAAATACACGGTTTTCGCGGGATGGGATGACGTGCCGCACCTGGACGAAATCACCAAGCGCGAACTGCTGGCGTCAACACCGCCGCACCTGCGCGATGCGCGAAGCAAGGGCGTTCCGTCGCTCGGCGCTGGCGCAATCTACCCAGTACCTGAATCCGAAATCACCTGCGAGCCTTTCAGCATCCCCGACCACTGGCCGCGCGCATTTGGCATGGACGTCGGCTGGAATCGCACGGCAGGCGTATGGGGCGCGCTTGACCGCGAGTCCGACACGCTTTACCTGTTCAGCGAGCACTATCGCGGGCAGGCTGAGCCGTCGATTCACGCCGCGTCGATCAAGTCACGCGGCGCATGGATACCCGGCGTTATTGACCCGGCATCCCGTGGCCGGTCGCAGGCTGACGGACTGTCGCTGATGGACACCTACCGCGACCTTGGATTGCTGGTGCGCGCCGCTGACAACTCGCGGGAATCCGGTATTTACCAGGTGTGGGAACGGTTGAGCACCGGAAGGCTGAAGGTGTTCAAAAACATGCAGAACTGGCTGGCTGAATATCGCATCTACCGCAGGGATGAGCATGGGCGTATTATCAAAGAAAATGATCATATCATGGACGCAACACGGTATTTAGTGATGAGCGGCATTGCTGTATCATGCACGAAACCCAGAGACGACGAACATTTCGACGAATGGGGCGATGATGGCCGGTCAGACGTAGGTGGATACTGATGCAAGACGAATACATGCCGGACTCTGAGCCGGAATCCGAAAGCACCGACAAACCGACCGGCCTCGCCCGTCTGGCTGGCTTCATTGACGCAAAGAACATCGCCGAGATGCTGGAATCCGACGAACTGATGAAGATCGGCCAGCGGTGCGTCAACGAGTACGAAAACGACCTGAGCAGCATGGAAGGCTGGCTGGTCGGATACCGCAAGGGCATCGAGCTCGCCAAGCTGACCTCCGAAGAAAAGACATTCCCCTGGCCCAAGGCCGCTAATATCAAGTTCCCGCTGATTGCCAACGCTGCCATCAAGTTCAGCGCCCGTGCGTATCCCGAGATTGTGCGCGGCGCTGAGGTGGTGTCCTGCAAGGTTGTCGGGATTGACGCTGAAGACCAGAAGCACAAGCGCGGAAAGCGCGTCAGCACGTTTATGAACTGGCAATTGCTGAACCAGATGGAAAGCTGGGACGAGGACATGGACAAGCTGCTGACCATGCTCCCGGTATGCGGCCAGATGTTCAAAAAGACGTATTTCGACCCGGTTAAGGGCTATCCGGTGTCCGAACTGATTGCCGGGGATGCGGTCATAGTCAATCAGCAGGCCAAGAGCTGGGCATCCGCGCGCCGCCTGTCGCACACGTTTGAGATGTACGAAAACGACATCATCGAACGTCAACGCATGGGGATGTTTGTTGACTGCAAGCTGTCCGATGACGCAACCGAGTCGGACGCGCCGGATGACAGCATCAACACGCTGATCGAACAGCACCGCTTTCTCGACCTCGACGAAGACGGCTATGAAGAGCCGTACATTGTCACCGTGGCGAAAGAGTCCGGGAAAGTCCTGCGCATCCTGCCGCGATTTAGCCGGGAAGGCATCATTGTCGGCCCTGACAAGGACGGCAAGCCGCGAGTTGTGCGCATCATCTGCGAAGACCAGTTTACGCCGTATGGATTCATGCCTGCGTTTGACGGCCAACTGCATTGCATCGGATTCGGTCATCTGCTGTACCCGCTGAACGAGGCGGCCAACACGCTGATTAACCAATTGACCGACGCTGGCACGGTGGCGAACCTGTCCGGCGGATTCATCGGCAAGGGGCTGAGACTCAAGGGCGGCGCAATGCGGTTCCAGCCGGGCGAATGGAAGCCGGTTGACGCATCCGGCGACGACCTGGCCCGCAACATCGTGCCTATCCCGACCAAGGAAGCCAGTCCGACCCTGTTCTCGCTGCTGGGCATGGTCATCGATGCCGCAAACGAACTTGCGGCCGTCAAGGACGTGCTGTCCGGTGAAATGCCGTCCGCTGGCGTACCGGCAACAACCGTGCTTGCGATGATCGAACAGGGCCAGAAGACCTTCAACGCGATTTATAAGCGCATCTGGCGCAGCCTGTCCGAAGAGCTGCGGAAGCTGTTCCGGCTGGACGGCTTGTATCTCGACCCGCAAGAATACCTCACCGTACTGGACGACCCGGAAGCCAATCCGCAAGACTTCGCCATGTCCGACCGCGACATCGTGCCGGTGGCTGACCCGTCGATTTCCAGCACGGCGCAGCGCATGGCGATGGCGTCGGCGGCTATGCAGGTCACAGGGCGGCCAGGCGTCAACGAGCAGATGCTCACCAATGAATACCTCAAGGCAATCGGCTATCAGAAGGCCGACATGGTCGCTCCCTATGATGCCCAAGCACAGGAACAGCAGCAGCAGGCGATGGCGCAGGAACAGCAGGAGGCGAAGCAGGCGACCATCATGCAAGCCCTGTTTGATGCCGACATGAAGCGCCGCGAGGTCATCGTCAAAGAGCGTGAGATGGATCTCAAGGAACAGCAAGCCGAATACACCGAGCAAAAAATGCTGGCGGAGATTCAGCGCATCGTGGCTGAAACCATCGTCAACATCATGCAAGTACCGCCGGAAGCCATTGCACCGGCAACACTGGCCGCAAGTGAGGCCGCGCAGTTAGCAACCGCAGAGCGAGAAGACAAAGATGAGCGAGAAGACGATCAGTCGTTTGACGCCGGAGCAGTTCCAGCAATGGAAGTCGCATCCGGTGACGGTGTTTATCCTGAGCACGCTGGAGGAGCACCGGCAAATACGTATGGCGCAACTGGAGAGCTTGAGCCTGTCGAAGTTCCTGAATCACTCGCCGCAGGAGTTGCCGGGTTTGCAGGTGGAGATTCTGGCGAAGGCGAACTACTGCCAGGGATTGACGGCGCTGGTGGATATCCAGCTTGACGACCTAAGCGACTTGGAGGCGGGAAAATGAACGCATCCGGAATCGTCCCCGTTGAATACAAGTGCCTTGTCCTGCCCGACAAGGTTGAGGAAACCACGCAAGGCGGTATCGTGCTGGCCCGCAACATCCAGGAACAGGATCAGCTTGCCGAGACTCGCTGCCGCCTTGTTGCTGTCGGCGGCATGGCATTTGATGACTGGAACGATGAGCGCAAGCCCAAGCCCGGCGACCGTGTGTTGATCGCCAAGTATTCCGGCATTTTGTGCCGGGGTGACGACGGAGAGGAATACCGCGTCATCAATGACAAGGACGTTCTCGCAATCCTGACCGGCAACAGCGCCGAGGTGAGCTAACATGAGCGAAGAACTGCAACAACTGGCGGACGACCTGCCGCCCGACGATACCGACCTGCCAGACACTGGCGGCAACGACGACGACCAGCCGCAAGATGTGCCGGACGAAACCCCGGTAACTGTTGAACAGCGCGCCCGCGCTATGGGCTGGCGTCCGAAGTCTGAATATCGTGGCGACCCTGCCAACTTCACCGACGCGGCCGAGTTTGTGCGCCGTGCCGATGAATCCTTGCCGCTGACCCGCAACGAACTGCGCCGCGCCCAGCAGAAACTTATCGAGCAGGAGCGCGAGCTTGCTGCGGTCAAGGAATCCGCGCGCCAGTTCGCCGAGTTTCATCGCAATGTTGAACAGCAAGCCTTCGACCGCGCCCGCGCTGAACTGCGCCGCCAGCGTGCAGAGGCCCGCAACAGCTTCGACGTTGACCGGGAATTGCAGATTGAAGACGAACTGGAACGCCTGGACAACGAACAACGCCAGAAGGCCGCACGCCAGCAACCGGAGCAGCGTGAGGAGCCGGAAACGTTTGCAGATCCTGAAATCCAGCGCCAGACGCAAGAATGGCATAAGCACAATGAATGGGTGAATGACCCCGAAGCCCAAGCGGTTTTAATCGCTGTCGGCAAGAAGTTGCGCGCCGCCGGGGAAACAATCGAGGGTTACGCATTTCTTGAAAAGGCTGCGCACGAGGTTCGCAAGAAATACCCGCAGTTCTTCCCGACCATGCAGAACCCGCGCCGCGAACAAGCACCGGCGGCCACAGGCGGCGGTGATGCACCGGTGCGCGGACGCAAGAAAGGATATGCCGACCTGCCGAGCGATGCGCGGGCGGCTTGTGATGATTTTGTCAAGAACGGATACTTGACAAAAGATGATTATGTCAAGCAATATTTCAGAGAGTGAGCCATGAACGAGCAAAACACCCGGCGCAGCCGTGACAACACCGAACAACGCGCAGAGCGAGTGCCTTTGGGCATCAAGCGTTCCAAGCTGGCGGTCAAAGACCAAGACCCGGCTTACATGTATCGGTGGATCAACGATGTGGGCGGGCGCGTGTTGGACGCGCAGAACGGCGGATATGAGTTTGTGACCGATGCGAAAGTTGGGGAGGGCGACATTGCCAACCGCAACGCCAGCGCCGGAAACCGTGTCAGCCGTGTTGTGGGTACTACGGATCGTGGCAACGCCATCACCGCTTACCTCATGCGCATCCGCAAAGAGTTTTATCAGGAAGACCAGTCCGCGAAAAAGCGCCAACTGGACGACCTGGATAAGGCTCTCAAGGCCGGGCAATCCAAGCCCATTGAAAATTCCTACGTACCGACTCAGGGCATCAACATCTCTGGTCGGGCTGGCTGAGGTCATGAATCATGGCAAATGCTGATACCCCGTTCGGGTTCGCTCCGGTATCGCACCGGAACGGCGCTCCGTACAACGGCGCAACCCGCCGCTATTCCACCGCCTCCGGCGACTCGACCGCGCTGCTGATTGGCGATCCGGTCAAGCTGGCTGGCACTTCCCAGACCATCGATGGCGTCGTGTATGCCGACGTGACCCGCGCCGCGACCGGTGACAAGATCGTGGGCATCGTTGGCAGCGCCGCTGCTGACACCCGCGATTCTCTGATCTATCGCGCCGCCAGCACCGTTCGCATCATGAACATCATCGACGACCCGGACATCCTGTTCGAAATTCAGGAAGTCTCCGGCGGCACCGCGCTGACCGCAAACGACATCGGCCTGAACGCCAATTACGTTGTTGCTGCCGGTTCGACTGTTACCGGCCTGTCCGGCGTCGAGCTGAACAACGCGACCGAAGCCACCACCAACACGCTGGACGTGCAGATCATCGGTCTGTCGCCGCGTGCTGACAATGCTGTGGGCGAACATGCCAAGTGGCTGGTGCGCCTGAATAACCATCAGTTCTCCAACCAAGTGGCGGGGGTGTAATCATGGGTGTTATTACTACCGGTACCCATCCTAAGGCCCTCTGGCCTGGCGTCCGTGCCTTCTTCGGAAAGGAATACGCGCGCCACGCTGAGGAACATCGCGACCTGTTCGAGATCGGCACGTCCGACAAGGCTTACGAGGAAGACGTTCTGACTACCGGCTTCGGTCTGGCTCCGGTCAAGACGGAAGGCGCTGCGATCAACTTCGACAGCGAAACCCAGGGTTTCACCAAGCGTTACACCAACGTGGCCTACGCTCTGGGCTACATCGTGACCTACGAAGAGTTGCGCGACAACCTGTACAAGGACAAGTCGTTCAAGCGCGCCGCCCAGCTCGCCTTTTCGATGGCCACGACCAAGCAGACCGTCGCCGCGAACGTGTACAACCGCGCCTTTGACAGCAATTACACCGGCGGCGATGGTGTGGAGCTGTTGAGCGCATCGCACCCGACTCGCAACGGCAACCAGTCGAACATCATCGCCACCGCCGCCGACCTGTCGGAAGCGGCTATCGAGGATGTGGTCATCCAGATCATGCAAGCCAAGAATGATCGCGGCCTGCAGATCAACCTGATGCCGAAGTCGTTGATTGTTGCCCCGAGCAATTACTTCGAAGCCAATCGCATCCTGATGAGCGTCCAGCAGTCCGGCACCGCGAACAACGACGTGAACGTGCTCCGCGCGAACGGCGTTATTCCGGAAGGCGCGAAGGTTAACCACTACCTGACCGACGCTGACGCCTGGTTCATCCGTACCAACTGCCCGAACGGCATGACATTCCTGGAACGGGAATCGATGACGTTCGATCAGGACAACGACTTTGACACCAAGAACGCGAAGGCTTCGGCTTACATGCGCTTCGTGTGTGGATGGTCGGACTGGCGCGGGCTGTTCGGGAGCGCCGGAGCCTGATGCGCCGGTTGATCCAGTAATGCAAAAAGCTCGCTTAGGCGGGCTTTTTGTTTGTCCGTTATCGGAAAAACTGCTAACCTGTTGTCGGTGATTCTGGATTCCCTGATAATCATCGAAGTGCTGGTGACGGCTTCGGCTGGCTTTGGCGTGTTCCAGAACTTCGCATCCGGCGTGGCTGGCGCGTCTGGCTACCTGCTCCCGGCTGCTGATAGCTGATGAGGTGACATCATGGCAAACCGTTTCCGTCCGGGTCAGCACAAGGTCATCTGTGACCGGACGGGGTTTGCCATCTATTCTGGCGACGCGCGCAAGGAATGGACGGGGCATCTTGTCCGGCGCGAGTCGATTGAGTCCAGACATCCACAAGACTTTGTTCGCGGCATCCCCGACCATCCCGGCGTGACCGATGCGCGTCCGCCTGGAACTGACCGGTTCCTGTCCGATAACGAGGTCACGCCGGATTCGTTGTGAGGTGACACATGGCGACTTCAGGCGTCAACACGTTCAGTATTTCGCGAGACACCATTCTGCGCGAGGCGCTGGCAATCTGCGGCATCATCGACGAAACCGAAACCCCGTCGGCTGAAATGACCAGCCGTGGGCAGATCACGCTTAACATGATGATTAAGGCGTGGATGGCTCAGGGTTATCACTTGTGGGGATTGCAGGAATGCAATCTGATTCTGGCCGACGGCCAGCATCGCTACAGCCTGTCCACCACCGGTGACCGATTCAGCGCCAATGCCACCATCACCACCCTGACCGCAGCCGCATCGTCCGGCGCAACAACCCTGACGCTGGACTCTACCGGCATGACGGCGGCTGACATCATCGGCATCGTGCAGGATGATGGCACGGTAAAATGGACGACCATTGCCACCGTACCCGGTGCTACCTCTGTCACTATCACCGCCGCGCTGACCGATGATGCGGCATCCGGTGCTCTGGTCTATACCTACACCAGCCGCACCAGCCGCCCGCTCCGGATACAGTCCGCTGGCGTGATTGTGGACGGCATTGAAACCCCGCTGTCTCTGGTGTCGCGTCAAGAATACTTCGACCTGCCGACCAAGACGACCAGCGAAGGTCAGCCGACGATGGCTTACTATGACCCGCAGCTCGGCTCCGGCGTGCTGTACGTCTGGCCGGTTCCGGATGCGAACACCTACTACCTGCGGCTCACCTGCGAGCGCAACCTGGAAGACTTCACCGCGACCTCCGATGAGCCGGACTTTCCGATTGAGTGGGGCGAGGCTATCTGCTGGGGGCTGGCTGCCCGTATCGGCCCGAAATACGGCGTGCCGATGGACAAGCTGGCAGGCATCAAGATGATCGCCGATGAGCACCTGCAAACCGCTCTGGATTTTGACCGCGAGAATGTGTCCATCTTCATGACCCCGGATAGCCGATATGCCTGAAATCAGCCTGCTACCGGCGGCAACGAAATCGCGCAGCCTGACGGCATCGGCTCAGACGCTGGTCAACCTGTATCCAGAGGTTGGCCCGCAAGACCGCGTTACACTTTATGGGACTCCCGGCCTGTCGCTGCTGTGTACTCTGCCGTTCGCGCCCGTGCGTGGCGCTCATGCGGTCGGGGAAACGGCTTATTTTGCGGCGCGTGACCGTATCTACCGCGTGACTCCGGCGGGAGGCTATACGCTGATTGGGCGCATCCATACGACATCAGGCCGCGTCGGTTTTGCCGACAACGGCACGCAACTGATTATCATGGATGGTACGGCCGACGCTTTTATCGTGGACATCGGTGCCGGTGTCATGACGCAGATTACCGACGCTGACCTTGTCGCGTGTGCTGATCCGGTCTTTTCGGACGGGTTCTTTCTGTTCCGCGAAGTCAACAGCGGTCGCATCTGGAAGACATCGGCCTACGACGGCAGCGGCATAGACGGATTGGACTTTGCGACGGCTGAGGCGATGCCAGATACCACGGTTGGGCTTTGCACGGATCACGGCGAAATATGGGTGGCTGGCACGCAGACTATTGAAGCATGGCAGAACACGGGAAGCAGCGATTACCCCTATTCGCGCATCCCTGGAGCCATCATCGAAACTGGCTGCGCATCTGGCGCAACCATGCTCAACGTGGACAACACCATCTTTTGGCTTGGGCAGGACACGAACGGCGGCGGCGTGGTATGGCGCGCGAACGGTTACACCCCGCAACGCATATCGACGCACGAAATCGAGCTGATCCTGTCCGGCGTTTCGACGCTGGCGGACTGCTACGCCTGGACGTACCAGCAGGACGGGCACCTGTTCTATGTGCTGACGGTTCCCGAAGCGGAAAAGACGCTGGTCTATGATGTTTCCACGCAGTTTTGGCACGTACGCGGCTACCTGATGCCGTTGACCGGGGAAATGCGTCGTCACCGCGCCTGCTGCCATGCGTTTATCGGCGGCAAGCATCTGGTGGGCGACTATGACACCGGCAATATCTACGAACTGAGCGACACCACCTACAGCGACAACGGCGACGCCATCCAGCGCGAGTTGACCAGCCAGACGATAGACTCGGATGGCAAGAGGATCTTCTTCAACTCCCTGCAATTGCGCATGGATGCGGGCGTCGGGCTGATTACCGGGCAGGGCAGCAACCCGCAGGCGATGATGGCGACCAGTCCGGACGGCGGCAACACCTGGGGCAATGAGCGGTCGATCACGTTCGGGGCGATTGGCATGTATCAGGTGCGCGTCATCTGGAAGGCGTTGGGTAGCGGATTCCGCAAGACGTTCCGCGTCCGTATCACTGACCCGGTACCGGTGGCGATTACCGGCGCATGGGTGGAGTTTGAATGATGGACGCCAAGCCGGTGCTCGACTGGGTATGCGACTGCGGATGCGGACTGTTCATCATCCGGTCGATCGGCATTTTCTGCCATGCGTGCGGCAAGTATCAGGTGATCACCCATGAGCAGTGATTGGATGATTCCGCCGCCTCCGCCATCGCTCAAGGCTGACCGCGAGCTTTATCGGTGGCTGACGCTGGTACATGACCTGCTGAATGGCGTCCAGAGCGGATTCATGCTGTCGATGGACAGTTCAGCGTCCACCGCCAACGCCGCCGCAGCCCGTGCCGCCGCTGCTGAACGGCTGGCTGAGGATGCGGCACTGTTGTCGGCCCCGGGGGCCATGGATCAGATGGATGCCATGCGCGGCGAGTTGATGGCGCTGCGCGCCCAAAACGCCGAATTGCAAAAACAGGTTGACGGCATGGCGTTGCTGATGCAATCCCGCGCGGTTGATACCGACGCCATCATCCGTGACGCCGTGCTACTGGCCGGGGGTGGACAATGAACGTTGCTGAGCTGAAAAAACAGGTTGACGCGCTGGCGATGGATGTTTCATTGCGTCAGGGCAGGCCGCCGAGACAGCAGGCTATTGCCGATATTGACCCGCTGAGTCTATCGCTGTCGTCTGACACAGTGACGGCGGTAAATGCGATACTTGCGGCATTGCGAGCCGCGCAAATCATAGAGGTATAACCCATGTCCGTACAACCCAAGGCGCTGATCCCGGCGACCCAACTGACCAACGCGGCGGCGACGTACTACACCGCCACCCGCTGCACGGCCCGCGTCGATAACATGACCGTGACCAACACCGACTCATCGGCGCACCAACTGACGGTTTACCTGATTGCGTCCGGCGGCACCGCCATCGACAGCAACACGATCATTGACACCAAGTCGATTCTCGCGGGCGAAACGTACACATGCCCGGAAATGATCGGCAAGATTATCCCCGCCGGTTCGTTCATCCAGGCGCTGGCCGACGCCGGTACGGTGCTGACTATCAGCGCGGGCGGGATTGAGATCACATGACCCCAACCCGCCGCGATCTGATCGAAGCCGCGTGGATTGCCGCGAAATGGCAATTCCCGGACGGCTACACGATCGAGGATTTCGCAGCGGATACGGGTGATTGGGACTTCTGGCCGATTGTTGTGCAAGGCGCTCTGGCTGGTGCGATAATGGTACGCGGTTGCGACATGCACGTATGTGTTCAGGAGCAGCACTTCAAGCGGTGGGCGACGCCGAGCCTGTACCGGCGCGTGCTGAACCATAAACGCGTTCACGGACGGCTACGGACATCGGTCGCGGAACAGCATCAGGCCGGGCGTGATTTTGTAGAGCGGTTCGGGTTCAGGGTTTACGGTAATCGCGGCTTGACGCTGCTTTATGAGTTGAGGTGATTTATGGGCATTGAGACAGCATTGATCGCCGGGGCTGGAGCATCTGCGCTTGGCGCACGTTCGCAACGCAAGGCGGCAAAGCGTGCTGGCGAAGACATAGCGCAGGCATCGCAAGCCGCGCAATCCGCCGAAGAGCGCATGTATCAGCAGTCGCGGGAAGACATGATGCCGTGGCTGACCGCAGGACGATCCGGGCTTGATGAGCTGATGATGATGGCTGGGATGCAGCGAACGCCGGATACCGTCAACCCCGAATACGCCAAGTTCCAGGAGTTACAGGCACAATACAACGCGATATCTCCAACCGGATTGACTTCTGCAGCCCAGCGGGCGGCGCTGGCTGACCAGATGGCAAAGCTGAACCAGTCGCCGACCATCGCAGGAGGGTATGCTAGGTCAACAAACCCGCAAGCCATGCTTGACCGGCTGGCGCTTGACCCAGGCTATGCGCTTCGCCGTCGCGAGGGAATGACATCGCTGGAAAACAGCGCTCTTGCTCGCGGTGGATTGTTGAGCGGCAATTTCCTGAAAAACGCGCAACGCTACGGGCAGGACTTGGCATCCCAGGAATACGGCAACGCGTTCAACCGGCTGGCTGGCATTGCTGGCGTCGGTCAATCGCAGGCGCAGCAAATGGCCGGGCTTGGCAGTCAGTTCGCTGACAATACCGGGCAGAACCTGATGAATGCTGCCAACGCGCGCGCATCGGGATACGCGGGCAAGGCCAACGCCACGACCGACATGCTGGGCAACCTGACAAACCTCGCTATGATGGGTTATGGTATGGGTATGTTCGGCAAAAAACCGGCAATCAAACCGACTACGTGAGGCGCTAAATGGCTATTTACGACATCAATTCGGCGCTTCGCCCGTACAGCTTCGCGCAGTCGGCAGTCGCAGGGCTGCAAACCGCATCCGGCATCCAGCAACTGCAAGACCTCGCCAGCAAGCGTCGCAGCACCATGGCTCTGGCCCGTGCGATGCGTGGTGATGCTGGCGCAATGGCAGACATCAACGACCCGGAAATGCTGGCGCAGGCGCAACAGTTCCAGCGTCAACAGGGCTTGCGCGGGTTCTTCAATCCTGTCGACCAAAACGTCGTTGGGATCAATTCCTTGGAAACTCTTGCCAACGCCAAGCCTCGCGGGTTCGACGTTCAGGGCGCTGTGGACTACATGGTGTCTCAAGGCGCGGGCGCGGATGAGATCAGCCCGCTGCTGGAGCTGGCGGAGTTGCGCGCGCCGCAATCCGATGAATACATGGGCAGCACGGTGACAGACCTTGAAGGAAATGTGCTCGGGGTAAGCAAGCGCCGTGGATGGCATCCGATCGGAGTCACGGCGCAATCCGCAAAGCCAACCGTGTCATCCGACCGCCTGATTACCTACGGCCCCGGCGGTCAGGTGGCGGGCGTTGAGTCGCTGCCAATGACACCGCAGGAACAGGCACGCACACGTGCTGACCAAGAGCGGCTGGCAATGGAGCGCGAGCGTCTGCGGATGGAGAGTGAACGCCGCGAACGTGAAATGCTGGCGAATCAGCCTGTGACGGCTGACCCCAAGGCTCCGTGGTCGCGCGTTCCGCAAAAAGACCAGCCTGCAATGCAGAAGCGCGTTTATGATCAGGCTCAGAAGCAGCTTGACGATCTTCGTTCGGCTGTTTCTCGCGGTCGCAACATGGTGCAACTGGTCAACAGATTCGGCGAGCTTAATCGGCAGGTTGGAACTGGCGGAGTGTTGGACGTTATTCCGACGCCGACGATGAGTTCAGCCAAGCAAGAAATGGAGTCTATCAGCGCCAGATTGACACCGAGCCAGCGTGAGCCTGGTTCCGGATCATCGTCCGACATGGATATAAAGATGTTTGCGCGCGGTGTTCCATCCGTCGAAAGGCGAGGCGATGTCAACCAGAAAATCCGAGATCAGATTATTGCCACTCAGCAGGAATATGAGAATCGACTGCGCGTCATGGAGTCGTTTTTGCAGGATCGCGGATATTTGCCATCCGAGCAACAGACAAGCCAGTTGATGAAAATTCCCGAAAAGTCAAAGGCGGCGCTTATCAGTAACCCTCAATTGCGCGGCCAGTTCGACGCAAAATATGGGCGCGGCGCATCTTCCCTGATTCTTGGTGACTGATATGGCGAATTATTTTGACCAGTTCGACGATGGCGGCAAAAGCGGCGGAGGGAATTACTTTGACAAAGTAGACCCCGCACCCGCCAAGCCCAAGCCAACCCGCGCCCAACTGGCCCGCGAGTCAGGCCGCAATATGCCTGCTCCGGCGCGTGGCGCGGTCACGGCTCTGCAAGGGCCGATGTTTGGATTGCTGGACGAATTTACCGGCGGCGTTCAGGGCGCTTACAAGCTGTTCGATACCGGCGACTTTGGGCAGGCGCAGCAAGCCTATACCGAAAACCGGGACATGATTCGCGGCATGGAAGAAAAGCAGCGCGATGAATACCCTTGGCTTTCCACGCTGACCAGTCTGGCCGCATCCGCTCCGGTGTTTGTCGCAGCGCCGCAAGCCAAGCTGCCCGGTCTGGGAACAGGCGCGGCTGGCAACATGACCCGCGCAGCCGTCAACGCTGCACCTCTGGCCGCGCTGGCTGCTGCCGGTGCTGCGGAAGGTGACGCCAGCGACATCGGCTCAAAGATCGCTATCGACACATTGATGGCGATGGGCATGGGCGCGGGCACGACCGGAGCCATACAAACGGGAATGGGCATCTGGCGGGCCGGTCGCGGCGCACTCAGCAACAAGGCGGCGCAGCAGATTGCGGACGAAAAGGTGGCCGAGTCGCTGTTGCGGGATGCGCCGGGCGGTTCGGTTTTTACCGGTGGCGCGCAGGTTCGCACGCCGAGCGGTACCAATGCCGCCGGTCGTCGGTTGCCCGATATTGTTGAAACCTACGGCAGCAGTTCGCCGCTGGCCCGCATGGAATCGCGCGCCGGGAAACTTGGCTCAGGCGCATTGCTGGCCGACGTTGGCGACAGGAATACGTTCCGGCTTCTGGACGTGCTGGCGGAGTCTCCGGGCACAACCGGCGGACTGGTGGCGCGTGAAGCCAGACAGCGTGCTATCGGTCGCGGCGAGCGTCTGGCAGCCGCATCGGATGAGGTGCTTGGCAAGGGCGGATGGTTCGGGCGCAAGTCGATCAACTCCGGCGTCCCTGTGCGGCCCGTGGCTGAGGCTGTGCGGCGTGGCGGGACGTTTACGCAGAATGTGGACGACATGACCAACCTGGCGCGCGAGGAGTCCGCCCCGTATTACGCGGCGCTGCAAGATGCAACGGTGCCTGTGGATGACAACATCCAGAACCTGTTGAAGAGCGCACAGGGTAACGTGGCGAGGGCCGAGCGTATTATCGGCTATCAGGGCCGGTTTGACGAAAGCCTGCGCAAGGCAGCCGCGCAGCCTGGAGGTCAGGTGCGCATCATGGACATGGAAAACGTCAAGCGAGCCTTGTACGACTCGGCGCAGAAGATGCGGCAGGACGGACTGAGGAATGAGGCAAACGCCATTGACGACCTTCGCAAGCGGCTGATTGCCACCCTTGAAGACGCATCGCCTAAAATCGCCTTGCCGAACGGTGCGGAGGCATCTATCTACCGGCTGGCGAACGACAGCTATGCAGGCCCGGCGCAACTCAAGGACGCGATGGAACTGGGGCGCAAGTCGCTGTCACCCGACAAGACAGGCGAGATTGCGGCTGATATCGGCGCACTGACCAAGGGCGAGCGTGATGCGTTCAATGTCGGCGTAGTTCAGGCCGTGCGCGACTTGGCGGGCGAGCCGAGCGGACAGACGCGACTGATCAGCTTTTTCAAGTCGCCCAACATGCGCGCCCGACTCAAGCAAGCCTTCGGGCCGGATTACCGCGAGTTTGCATCCAAGCTGCTGCGGGAAGAACAGCTTGGCCGCATCGGAAAAGTCGGCGGCGGGTCGCAAACCTTCGCGCGATTGATGCAGGAAGCCGACCTCGGTCAGGAAGCTTTGCAGGACATGGCGGGCGCGGTTGCATCCGTCAAGACCGGCAACACGCTGGGCGCAATGGGGCACCTTCGCAACCTGTACACCCGCGCGCAGACGCCTGAGCCGGTGCGCAACGAAATAGGCCGCATCCTGATGCTGCGAGGCGATGCGGCAAAGCAGAAACTCGGCGAGCTTGCTGTTATGATGGACGCCATCCAGAAACAGCGGATTCAGGCTTCTGCCGGGCTTGGCGTCGGCGCTGCCGCCACCTCACCGCTACTGACTCGCGGCACGAACCAGCCGCAAAACGGAGAATGATATGTCCGTCAGCCTGATGCCGATTCCCAAGCAGGCGTTTTTCTACGTCGACAACAGTGGCCGACAGGTTCCGCTGGTCGGCGGGAAGGTCTACACCTATCTCGCGGGCACAAGCACGCCCGCCGCCACCTACACCAGCAGCACCGGCGCAACCGCCAATGCGTGGCCGGTCATCCTGGATGCGCGCGGCGAGGCGTCCGTGTGGTTGACGCCAGGCCTGTACAAGATCGTCTTGAAGGACGCGAACGATGTTGAAATCTACACACAGGACGGCGTCAGCGGGACTGGCCTTTATGCCGTTTTTGACGACATTGCAGAACTTCGATCAAACGTAGGAACCTATGACGGGCAGGTGGCGTCTGTTGCCGGGTATTATGCCGCCGCTGATGGCGGAGGTGGGTTCTTCCGGTGGAACGCGGCTAGTTCTGCGACAGAGGACAACGGATTGGTCATCAAGGCGACCGCATCCGCCACCGGACGATGGTTCAGGCTGTATGATGCACCGGTTAACGTCCGGATGTTTGGAGCGGTTTGCGATGGGTCAACCGATGATACAGATGCCATCCAGGACGCGCTGGATTCTGTAGCATGGGTCGAAATACCGCCTGGCGCGACATGCATCACTTCAGGGAATACCATCGGGTCCAATCAGACGCTGGTGGTCAATGGCACGCTCAAGCTGAAGGCGTCGAGTCCGACCGGAACTAAGATGTTAGCCAACGATGACCAAGTAGGCGGAAACACCAACATCAAGATCATCGGTTCCGGAACGCTGGACGGCAACAAGGCGAACCAGTCAGGGACGACAGATGCTGTATGGCATACGCTGGTAGACATAGACAACTGCGACTATTTCGAGTTTGCTGTGGCAAAGGTCACTGGGAACTATTTCCCGACGGCAACGCCGAGCGACAAGACCACGGCTGCCGTATATGTGCGCTACTCGGATTACGTCAAGGTGCATGACAGTATCGGGACTGACTACGGGCGCGAATGTTTCTGGTGTCTGTCGTGTAATCAGTCAGCCATGTACAACCTGACCGGCTACGGCGGAACGGATTCATGGTCTGTGGTTCAGTTCTCCGGATCTCGCAACCGGGCTGACGGGATCACTGCCTACAACGCAGGCGCATCAGGGGCATCTTTCGATATCCAAAACTCGACAGTGTCGAATGTTGTCAACTATAACAACAACTTCCAAAACGGCGTCAATTTTGGTCACAACAGCAAACCAGCATCAGGAACGACCGCTAAGAACATCGTGTCAATTGGCGCGGCCATCGGATCGTCTAACAGCGGTATTCAGGTCGCCGCTGATACGGTTGACTTCGTGCTTGACGGGTTCCGTGTTGAGGATGCCGCCGGTAATGGTATCCGGATCAGCGACGGTTCTGACAATGTCCGTCTTTGCAATGGTACTGTCACCGGCAGCGGTGGTTATGGCCTGGTGCTGTTCACGACGCAGACAACGAACTATCCGCGATTCTACGTCAGCAATGTAGACCTGCGCGGCAACACGTCAGGCGGATATTCCAGGTCAACCGGAGAAGTTCAGGAGCAGTTCCAGCAAGTGCGATTGTCAGATGACCCGTTCAAGGACGCGGAATCTGTAGCCGCGCTTGGCGCTGGGGGAACCGTGACCATCACAAACGGAAATGTCCGCGAGACGTCGACGATTGTCATGAGCCCGTCAAACCTTGCCGGGGCAAACGCCGGGCCGCTGGTTCAGACAGTAAACGATGGAAGTTTCGTTATTCAAACCGTCAACAACGGCGCTGCCGGCGCATTTGTCCGTTACTACATAGTGTGAGGTCGGCTCATGAGCACCTACGGTTTTCTTGCTCCTGTCGTCAATCTTGACATGACGACTGAGGCGCTTGACCCTCGCGTCACAGTCACGCGCGCCTCAAATACAGCAACACGCGTCAACAGTTCAGGGCTCGTGGAAGTGGTTAATGCCGACTTGCCCAGGTTTGACTACACCCTGAACACGGGCGGGACGTGCAAGGGCTTGTTGATTGAGGAATCGCGGATAAACATCTGTCGCCAGTCTCAAGACCTCAACACGACATGGACAAAAAACAGCGCCAGCGTTACTCCTGATGCGGCAATATCTCCGGACGGCACGCAGAACGCCGACCTGTTGTCATTCACCGGGGCCGCGTTTCAGAGCTTATATCAGGACATCACGGTAACAAGCGGACAGGTGTACACGCTGAGTTTTTATGCCAAGGCGGCCACGGTAGGAAACACGCCCTTCCGGGTATGGATAGAGCAGGTCGGCGGCTCGGCAACTGTCATTAAGCCGACGCAAGAATGGGTCAGATACACAATCACAGCGACGGCTCCTGATACAAGCGTAAGGACGACATTTGGCACGGTGACGCCGCCAGTGGCGGCTGATGTTTACATCTGGGGCGTGCAGCTTGAGCTTGGCGCATTTGCCACGAGCTACATCCCGACAACGACGGGATCTGTCACTCGTAATGCCGACGTTGCCACCATTACCGGGGGTGATTTCAGCGGATTCTGGCAGGCTGGCCGAGGAGGGGTTATTGCCGCTGCGCTGCCTTCCGTGGTGTCAGGAACGCGGCCGGTGGTGCAGTTCGACGACGGCACGGCAAACGAGATCATTGCGGTGCGCGGCAATACGACCAATCCGGAACTGTACATCGTTGACGGCGGCGCAGATCAGGCGCAAATGGATGCGGGAACCATTGCCGCCAATACGAGCTATGTCTTTCACGGCTGGTGGGACACCAACGATTGCAAGGCAAAGGTAGGCGGTGGCGCTGTTGTTGCTGATACCACAGCAACCATTCCAACGGTCACACAGATGAGGATTGGCTGCGACGGCACGAACTACCTGAACGGGCATGTCGCGACGATTCGTTATTACGACAGGTTCAGCGACAGGATTTACACCCGTCGCAAGAGCAAGGCCATTTTCACGATCATGTAAGAGGTCACCCATGACAATTGAAGCACAAGCGGTCTTTGCGCCGCAAGGCAATACGGCCGTAGTGGCCGCCGCATCCTCCGCCCCGCTTGGCGTAAAGCCGACGCCTGATATTGGCATTAACGCGCGGTCGCCGATTAACTTCCGGTTTGTAAACGCGAGTTCAAACCTTGTCCATATTGGCGTCGGCGCAACAGCCGCAGCCGCGCAGACGAACGCTGTCGCGGCAACCGCAGGCAATCCGGCCAACGGTATCGCGCTTCCGGCCGGGGCTGTTGAGATTATGCGCTTTCCGGCAAACAGCTATTTCTCCGGCTACGCTGCCAGCGCGTCAACGGTCTATGTGATGCCAGGCGAGGGGCTTTAATCGTCCTCATCATCCCATTCCGGCGGCCTGAGGCAGACGCACACCGCGACTGCAAACAGGCCGATTCCGGGAAGGATAAAGATCAGGATGAATTGCCAAGGTTCCATGATAGCGTCCGTGCTGTGGATAAGCCATGTTTAGGCGACGGGTGTCGCATAAACAGAGTTCGGCGTCTCGTCAGGCGTTAGCGGAATGCCGGCCATCTTCAGGTACATCGAGGAATGCCCGTTCTTCCGTGCGTCTTTGGCAACCCAGTTCATGTACTTGTCCACATTCACCCCGCCAGGCTCCGCGCACTGCGCGAGCGCCCGGTAGTGCTCGAACACACAATGCCCGGTGCTCAATGCCGAAGTGCAAAACACCTCGTCGCTGCACTGAAACGAGGCGAACATCGGAATGCCCTCGCGCTCGCAAACCTCCAGCAATTGCGTCATCAGCGGGGCAATCTGCTCGTCGTAAATCGCTTCTTTGTCTTCCATGCTTCTCTCCAAAGTGCCGCCGAACAATTCATTCAACCGGACAGCCCGCCAGCTTCGCTGGCGGTCTGCCGGTTAATTCCGGCGTTATGACCCATATCCAAAACCACGAAATTAGGCCGCCTTGACCGCATCCCCGGCTTGATCTTGGGCTGATAAACCCCATCGCGAACCAGCCCATGCGCCCGCAGCGTCTCCAGGTGCGAGTCCAGTTGCTGCGCCAGGTCTTCCGTCAGCCCGTCATACGTCTGCTGGTCGGAGTTGAGTTTCGCCCGGTGCGGCGCGTAGGTTTTGACCCAATGCCAGGCCGCGACCACTTCCGGCGGGTAGGTGGATTCGATTTGGGTGGGGGTCATTTGCCAATCATCCGAGCCGCAACCATGGCGTCATAATGGTCATTCGACCCTTTGATATACGAATCCTTCATAATCAGCCGCATTTCCTCGCGCATGACCGCAAGCTGGTCTTCGGTGCAGTGCATCATTGAAACACCGGCAGCATTGCAGATTCGCAGCAAAGCCCAGTCTATTCGTTGGTCAGGCGTCACTTCACGCCCCTCGCCGCATCAATAGCCTGCCTCAGACTGCCCATGTTCGCCTCGACAATCTCCCGTGGCAGCACGACACTGCCGACGGTGTTGTTCACGTCCGCCAGCCAGTCAATGCGGTCGGCGTCGGCGCGTAGGGCGGCGTTTTCAATGCGCAGAACATCAATCCGCGCAAGCAGCGACTCCAGCGCCAGCACGCACTGATGGCGCTCGTAACTTTCCGTGCCGATCTGGTCGTAATACTGCGGATTCACGCGGGCGCGCAAGTCGGCGATAAGTTCTTCAATGTTCATTTGATCCTCACTTACAGCTACAGGGAAGGATGGCGCAGGCTTCGCAGCGGCGCTTTGCGGCATCAACAAAATGGTTTTCCCGCCAGTCACGACCCTGATAAATGCAGCTATCGCAGTAGGACTCCTGCGACAGCCCGTTGATGCGGCCACGGTTGGCGCAGGTGCGGCAGTCAGGCGCGACCTTTTCGAGGGCCTGCTCGGAATGGTCGGAAGATTGCGCCGGACGCCAGTGGGTCGGGAAATGCGAAAGAGGCAGCGCAGTGCTGAAGCAAAGCTGGAAATAGTCGTCTACCCCGCCGCTGACCCAAATGCAGTTTTCGACAACATCACCGGCAACAAGGCACTCGAACGGAGGCTCGTTATCGGCGGGCGCGTCATAAATCGCTATCCAGTCGCTCATGATTTCACCTCAGCGGAATGGTCGGCGGATTGCAGCAGGGCGTACAGCTTGTTAGCCGACTTCTGATACGGCCTTGCCTTTTCGTAACCATCGCGAGTGTTTTTCGCCCGGTGCAGATCGGCATACCGCTGAAAAGTGTCGTGCGCCTCTTGCATGGCCGCACGCCACTCATCCGGCACGCTAGGCGCAGTCGCTGCCTGTTGCGCCGCGAACGCCTCATCATTCCGGCGCGTGTCGTCGTCGGGCTGGAAGTGCGTGGTGACAATCGCAGCAGGCACAGCAGGCGCGGGGATGGGGTGGTTAAAGAACGGCACACCTGTTGTACGTTGTTTACGCACTATACCTGTGCCGTCTGACTTCCAGTAATCAAGATATGCCACAGGCTCCTGCTCAAGCAACTTCGCCAACTCGGTTTCCGCCGCAATCAGCGCATTCTGCAGCTTCTGGTTTGCCTCCAGCGCGGCCCCGGGGGCGGCGTAGAGCGGGATGTTGTAATGCTCAACCCTGCACGGAACTATCTCCCGCATGAACTGCGTGTTCTGCTTTTGGCCAACCTTAATCCACAGCTCTTTGACGCTGTCGTGACAGGTATCAACGCGCCCATCCTTGTCATGCATCCACGCCACCGGCTCCTGCTCCCGCAGCTTCGCCAGTTCCGCCGCCAGCGCGTCCCGCTCAACCGTCACCGATGCCAGCTTTGCCAGCAGTTGATTAATGTTTTCTCTCATCAAAATTCCCCGTTTTCTATGCGCGTCGCCGGGACGTGCCTGCATTTCCGCAGCATCGCGGCCTTCTTTCGTCAGTGCCGATACCAGCGCGGTCAGCCGGTCAACTTCTTCCGCCAGACTCGCAGCCTGGGCCATTGCCGCCGTCCGCCGGGCGTCATGGTCGCGGCACTGGTTCACAAGCTCGGCATTGCGCGCCTGAGCGCGGGCCAACGCGGCGGCCAGTCCATTGACGTTTTCGGCTTGCTTCTTCCACGCTTCCCACATATTGCGCACAACCGTGGAGTGATAGCGGTCAAAATGATACCGGAAGTCACGAAACCCCTCTGACTTCGCCCACGTTTCAAAGCTGTCGCGGATGCGGTCGGTCATAAATAAACTCCTGTTTATGCGGTAAAGACGATCTTTTCCCGCAAGCCCTTATTGATTTCAGCAAGCATCCCCTCGGCCCATATTCTCGCGCCACCTCGCGCATAATAGGCGGCTGCGCGCTTTGCGGCATCAATAAGACGATCTGCTCCAACCTTTTTAAGCCTTTCTCGCAGTCTGGGGTTTTTGAGGCTTGTTCCAGAGTTGGCATTGATGTAATACAGGCCGTCAAGCAGCATTTCATGCAGGATTCTTTCCTGACAGAGTTCGGCGGCAAGCCTCATCACAGACTCAAATGATTCCCTGTTTTCTCTTGCACGACTCATTGCCCATGCAACGCTTTTTATCTCCATTGCCTTATTTGCCGTTGATCGCGGAATAACACCAAGCTCCTGGAAAACGGAATCGACATAAATTGCCACCTCGTCACCAGCAGCGATGCTTGCCCTGAATTTGTCGATGCTGGATACAGGCTTGCGTCCGGTATTGGCATCAAGAAATCCACGCGCCTCCTGCTCAACGCTAACTGTTTCAAAAACAAGGCACGGAAGACGATCAATATCAGACCGGCTCTTGGCGGCGATAACACGGTGCTGCCCATCAATAACCCAATATTCACCGCCACGCTTTCCGACAATAATTGCCCCGCAAGCAAGCCAAGACCATGCCGACGCAATCATCTTGATTTTCGAGTCAATCGCATGGCGCTGATATGCCGGGTGCACTTGGAGCAAATGCTTGCTCAGGCTTATCATTTCGCCGGGAGCGTCCTTCACTGTCCATCCATAGCGTTCAACTTTTGTCACGTTCTGCGACTTCTTGCCGAAAACGGTTGCCATTTCGCTCATTTCCTTTTCCTCGGTCGGTTGGTTTTGTTTTTCAGCGTCAAATTTCAGCAGCATTTCCAGATACCTGCCCATTTCGTCACCATGAGTCGAAATCGGATTGAATGCGGTCGGTCATGGCGTCACCTCGATCAGCTTGTTGAGATACCACCGCGCCTTTTCCAGCGACTGACGTCCGCCCTTTTGCTGATACCGCCAGACGTACTTCACGACATTGCCGCGCAGGTAGCCGCGATATTCCTCGTCGCTCATCTGCGCGCTGATGGCTTGGATGCACTCAATACCATGATCGCCCTGATAATGCGCCGGGCTGTTTACGTCGTCTGTCATTTCGTATCCCCCACCATCTGCCGGATCACCCGCTCCATAATCGCCGCCCGCTCATCATTGGGCACAAGGTCTGCCCGCAGAGCCTCGTAAACGTAATTCCCAGGCCACCCGCACGCACGCTTGATGGCGGCCTTATTCAGCCCGTGAGCCTCAATCAGCCGCACCATTTCCGCACGGGCTTCCCATTTGCGCTTGGGCAGCTTGAACCGCTCGGCATTGGCCGCGATGTAATGCACCGCCTCCAGGATGGCGCGCAGGTATTGCTCGGTTGCGCCTTTGGCCCCTCGCAGCACGTTACCGACATGCGCGGGCTTGATACTCAAATGCTTGGCAATATCGCAATGCCTGACAGCATTGGCGGCGATGAGCTTGTTTATCGTGCGCCTCAGGTCGGCGTGCTGGCTCACGTCCAGCAGCGGACGGCCGCGGCGCTTGGGCGGGCGCAGGACGGACACCGCGCCGGAGTTGAGCACCAGCAGCGGATTACCTTCCGCTGTGCGCCGCTCGATAGGCACGGTCTGCACCGGCCCGGCCTTGCGCTCAAACTCGGCCATCTGCGCCCACAACTCGGCGCGGATGGCGTCATTGTGGGCGCAGTCGTGCGCGTGGTTTGAAACGTAGCTCATTTTCGTGCTCCAAGCATGGCGTCGGCGAACTCATAGGCTCTGGCGGCAACGCACGAAAGTCCGTCTTGCTTGTCCCACTCAAGATCAAGAGGCTCATCTATTCTGCCGATCGTCATCCTGTATTCCTCAAGAGCCATAGGCATCGCCTTTGCGGCAAAATAATCGCGCAGGGTCATGCCCATTTCTGTATCTGCAATCTGCCCGCTGCGATCGGTCGGAGTTACCGGAAACGCCGGGCCGCCTGTTTCAATCGAAGCCGTCTTCGGGGAATCATTGACCGGATCTCGCTTTGACATAAACTCCTCAAAACCACGATCACTATTCCATTCGCCGCGAAGATACAGGCCATGCGCGGCAAGGCAATCCCTCACCTCAGTCACGCCTTTTTTTCCCATGTTTGGAAGTGAAGCGACCTTAATGTAAGGAAGGCTAACCAACTGCCCTACGGTAAAAACCCCAGCCCTGTTGAGCGCATTCAATGGGCGCAGCGTTAACGTCAAGATGTTAATTTGGCTATCCGGTGTAATTGCGCTCATTTCTCCACCTCCAGCAGCCGCGCTTCCAGGGCGCGGATTTCGGCCTGGGCGCGGTCGTTGGCTTTGCGCAGACGATCAATCTCCGCAATCAACTCCAGCACGGCGGCAGGGTTGGCTGCGGCGATGTAGGCCGCATTTGATTTGCTGGGACGACATGACTCCGGATCAATAATGTCTGCTGCAATAGAAACATCATCGCCATCAAGCCGAACAAAGTATTCCGAAATAATCGCTTTGCCATTGTCTGCTATGCATCCGTGATCATATTCCCACGGCCCCGGCGTCGCAGCCTCAGCCAGCCGCTTCAGTTCTTCGATGTTCATGCCGCATCCTCCCCGCCAACGGCCTTCAGCGACGGACGGCGGCCGGTGTTCTCAATAAACCCGCTGCCCGTGCCGCCGGTGACGCGCATGAAATCCACCTCGGCCTTGGCGCTGTTTACCACCACTTGCGCCAACTCGGCGGCCACCTTGGCGCGATCAAGGTCAACAACCGCGTCTTTGTCGTTCAGGGTCTTGATCATGTCGATCAGCGTGTTCCGCAAGTCTTCAATCTTGTAGCTCATGGTCTTTCTCTCGCTCGTTGATCAGCCGCGTCAGTCGCGCTTTCGTCGAGATCAGCGCGTTCAGTTCCGGCGGCAGGTTGTGACGGGTGTTGCGCCGCATCAGCTCGGCGCGGGTAATCAGTTCCAGTCGGTCTATCGTGATTTCGTCGGGGTCGGTGCTGGCCATGCCGGGCCTGAACACCACGGCATGGCCCTTGGGTATCGGGCCGTTGGCGGCCTCCCACACCAGCCGGTGGACGCCTATCCAGCGCCGGGCCGGGTATACCCCCTGATCATCAGAAACCTTGCGCTCCAGATAGCCGTCGCATATGCGCAGCGACCCGACGGGCCGGTAGTTACGCGAGTCCTCCGGCTTGCGACCGGCTTTGAACTGGGTGCGCTGCGTGTTCGGGTGATTGCCGGTGCTGCCGGGCATTCCCTTGTTCCAGGTTGCGTGGTTCGCACTGAAACGACTTGCCGCTCCGGCCCTGATCAGGATGGGGCCGTGAATCCGGCTCATAAACTCCGGTGATTTTTTCAGGCCCAGCTTGTTGGCCTGGTCGTAGATGCCGCCAGCCGACCGCCCCATGTCGCGGGCAATGTCGGCGGTGACTTCATTGGGGTAGCGGCGAGCCAGCTCGGCGCGTTCGGCTTCTGTCCATGGACGGCGGGTCATGCTGCCTCCTTCACATCGGCTTTCCAGCCCTTCAGCAGCTTGCTCAGCGCATCAATCACGTCCATCCGCATGTGCCAGCCGATAGCCGTGCTGATTTGCGGGGCGCTCTCGATGGTCTGGCGCACGAAGGCAATCATTGCCTCTCGGTCAGGTTTTGCGGCCTCAACCTCTGCGGTGATGCGGCAGAGGGCGGCGTGTTGTGCGGTCATGGCTCTAACCCTCGAAAATGACGCCCAGCTCGGTGGCGGCATAGGCGGTGACTTTGGTCACGTACTCGGCAAACTCCGAGACGTTCAGTTTTGTGGTGGATTCTCCGGCCTTTGCGCCGCCGGGCAACTCAACAAGGCCGATGAACAGGCGCTTGAACTGCTCATGCCAGACTTCGTCGCTGTAGCGCCTGCCGCCCACCATCGCCTGCTCGGAAACTTGCCTGAGTAATGCCCAATACAGCCGGTTTTGCTGGGCGTGGCGCTTGTCCTTGTGCTCGGCGACGGTGACGGCCAGAGGCTTACCTTGTGCGGCCATGGCAGTCCAGTTATGGCGCAAGTAGGCGTACAGGGCGCGGCATTGTGATTCTTCGCGCAGCACGAACTGGCGCATTACTTGATTTCCAGCTTCTCGTTGCGCTCAAGTCGGCAGCCGGGGATTTCCTTGCCGTGCTTCAGCGCCTCTTTCAGCGCCACCTTGTTCGGCTCGGGTTCCGGGTAGCGCAGGTATTCGTCAGGGATCAGTGCGCCCGGTGCGATCTGTACCGACTCCGGGCACTGCGTGACGCTGATAACGAAGTGGGGGAATTGCATCTTTGTCACCCCGGCCAACTTCAGGCCGTGAAACAGGTAGTTGCGCAGGCGTTCTGCCTTGGCGATCGCAGCCTTGCGGCGCTTGTCCATCGCGTCCTGCGCTTCCTTGATAGCCTTGGCTTCGGCCTCCAGGTTTCGCGCCCAACTGGCAATGTTCAGACACTTGGTATTCAGGTCGCCTTCGATCTGGTCAACCATTCGCATGGCTTCTTCCAGTTCATCGGCGGTGCATCCGTCCTCCTCCATCTGTGTGATGATGGAGAGGGCTTGTTCGTAGGCTGGGGCCAGGTCAAAAAGTTTCATGCGTGTCTCCTGGCGCATCCGTGCGCCTTGTGTGCGTCAGAAGGGAAGGTCATCGTCGAAATCGGCAGGCGCCTGATGATGCTGCGCTCTGGGCGCACTATGGCTTGCCGCCGCCTGCGTCTTGCCGCGAGCATCCTTGTCGTGCAGTCCGGCCAGCAGTTTTTCCAGGGCCGCCGGCTGAGCGACCTTGTCGATGATCTCTGACGCGGTCTTTTCTGTTTGCGCATGGAAGGCGGCAAAGATCAGCATCTTGGTTTTGTCCTTGCCGTTGTATTCGCTGATTTCCTTTTGCAGCAGCAGACCGATAGGCTTGTTCATAAGGTCGCCATACGCCTCAATGTTGGCGCGAACCTTTTGCTTGCTGTCGTAGTCATACTTATCCACCACCATCGGCTTGGGCTGGATGCCGCGCAGCGACAGACAGGTCATGATGGCGTTGATCATATTGATTCCTGAGTACGGCTCACCCGCGCCGGAGTGCGTCCAGACTTGCAGCGTACACTCCTTGCCTTCGTCGCTCATGAAGTCAAACTCAATGCCGCGAGACCCTTTCGCCTGGCTGATCATCAGTTCGGCGCGGGTAAACTTGCCCTTGTACTTGCCGGTTTCCCGGATGTACTTGCCAATGGTTTCCGCGCTCTTGGCTGCGCCGGTATCCAGCGCATAACCGTAATCGGTTGTCATGTCGTCACCTCGTTGTTGCCGCGCTCAGGCGGCTTGGTTGACGAGACTGACGGAATCGTCAATCTCGTAGAAGTCTTTGATGGCCTCATCAACTGCGGCCAGATCGTTGGGGATATAGTCGTCAGCAAACATGCCTAGTGGCGTCTTGACGGTATCGTGGCCGCTGTTGTGTGTGCTAAACAGGTACTCGCCCTGGTTGACGCTGGTGCGCATCACCATCGTAAACATGCCCTCGATGGTGATCTTCTCGTCCAGCAGCTTGCCGATGGTTTTGATCTTGACGCTGCCGTCCTCGCTGCTCTGCGTGTGCGAGAGCATGTAGACTCGCTTCACGTCACCGGCTTGCGCTGCGGCATTGATGATGTCCCACACGCTGCGGGCGATCTCGTTGTACTTGGCAAACGCGGCGTTGCCGGACTCCTTGTCCAGCACGCGGCGCATGAACTCGTTCGCCATGATGTACTGGAAGTCATCAATGATGATGACGGGGGAGTGCGTGCGGCTGATGATCCTGACAATGGTTTCGCTCTTGTCAGTCACGAACACATTGCCTTCCTTGGTTTCCGGGTTGTACCGCCGCCAGCCAGCAGAACGGAACGGCAGGGGCTTTTTCACGGACTGAATCAGAACGCAGTGTTCGGGGTTCAGGTTGCGCAAGCTGGTGGTCTTTCCGGTTCCAGATTCACCGAGGATTAATACTGGATAGCTCATGTTGTCGCCTCGTCATGTCGTGGGTTGCTGTTGTTAAGCGGCCTGGTCTTGCTCCAGATGCGCCGAAATCTCACGGTCGCGGCTTGTGTTGTGCGCCATGCGGATGGCGCTTTCTGCGTGCTCCAGCGCCTGTTGCAGGCCGTCGGCAGCCGCAGCATTGAAGCGGTCAACACCGTCCCATTCCTCCGCATCTGCCGCCTGTTCAGCGCGCTTAAGCAGCCCGGCGGCGTTGGCCAGCATCCGGATGGCGTCGTGAATCTGGTGGTATATTTCCGGGTCAGCCCCGGTCGGTGCGTGATATGCGTGAATGCTCATCATCGTTGCTCCATAAAAAAACCAGGGTTCCCACCAGCAGGGCGATGAGGTAGGTCACAAGGCCGCCCAGGTACACCCAGGAAGCCACAATGGCAAACGCCAGAAAGGCGCACGCCAGAAATACGGCGGCTGCCGTCAGCAAGTCGGAGGCGGTCATGCGGCCTCCAGCGCCATTTCGCGGCGGGCGATTGCGGCTTCCGTCGCTTGCCAGATGCGGCCTTCCTTGAATGCTTCCAGCGCCGCGCCTTCGACGAACGATTGCAGCTCGTCGCTGTAGGCGATGACAGCGCCGATGTCGTCTCCATTTGCCGTCAGCACCTGTTCGATCTCCGCAGACTCGCTTTCGCCGGGGCTGTCCCAGCTCGCGGCCTCGCCCGGCCAGTAGTTGCCTATCACCTGAAGCTTCACGCCGTTCAGGTCAATTTCCACATGCAGGTATTCCATGTCCGTACCCTCGTTGTTTGAACAAACAGCGCAGCACTCGGCTTTCGCCCCTGCACCCGGCAACCTTCAGGCGTTGCGTACCATCCGACGGAGTGCTGCTGTGTTTGGTCAATCGACATGATCAGCGGCTCAGGCTTCCCACCATTTGTTCTTGCTTGGCCGATCATCACCGCCGCATTGCCCGGTGCCGCCTGGTCTGTTCCCGACATCCGTATCGGGGCCGCTGTCGTTTATCTGTCGGCCCGCGCGGTGATTGGGCTTAGTCCGGTTTGAGCCGGGACAGGCTGTGTTGCTGTGGCTCAAATATCGCAAATGCGTTATTGGCTGTCAACGCTTTTGCGATAAATATTTATCGGATATGCGATACATATAAAGATCGCTTTGGCGATTGCATGAATATCGCATAGGCGATAAGATGCAGGAAGAAGCAACTCATTGAGGTTAATGAAATGAACTGGCAGCAGATGGTTAATGACCTGCTGGATTCCGGCCTTACACAGACGCAGCTTGCCGAGCTGCTCAAGACTTCTCAGGGGCAAGTGAGCGACATGGCGAACGGAAAACGCGGTCAGGAAATTACATGGAGACTTGGCGAAGCCATCAGAAAGGCCCACCGCAGAATCCCGAAGAAAGCACAGGCCGCCTGAAATGTAGGATTGGCAGGGACTGAACCGGCGGGAGAATGAAATGGAACCGTTTCTGACTTACTTCGTGCTGTCCTGGATCGCCGCCTTCGTGCTGGCTCGGGGGATTGCATGAACAACGTGCTGCTGATGATCGGATACACCGTGCTGGCGCTGCTGGTCGCGCTGTGTGTCGCGGCAATGATTGTGGGCAATCGGGACGACGATTGGCCGGAATGAGTTGTGATGAGGTACGCCACGGGGAGAGGAACGGTAAGCCGGTAGAGCCAACGGACAGCATCACCGGCAGTCGCAGCGTTATCTGTCCAATCCGGACTCACCGGCAGGATGCGGGGGAGGCGTGAAGCGGACGAGTGACTCGCGTAACGAGTCCAACGATCAGCGCCTTGTTATGACGGTCAATGTTGGAAGCATCACGCCGTCAGCGACCTACAACAAGGGCAGGGTGCTGATCGTTGCGGTGAATGGTGGGCGACACGCTTAGACGCTGCGAGGTGTAGAGCGGAACAAGACGGCTGTGCCGTGCGGTATGCGGCCAAAACAATTGAACAAGTGCTGTTTCCGTCATGCCGGGATCGCATCCGGCCACCGCAACCAATCAACAGTTTTACCTTGCTGGCCCGGTAACGGGAGAGGTAGCAAGCGGAGTCCAGCATCCGATCTTGCCCCCTGCTATGCGGAGTAAATAAAGGGACGTGCCTTCCTAAGACATGGTTTAAGGCGCACTGACAGCCGGGAAAGACCGGCGACTTCAACCGCATGGGCATTGTCTGGATTGGGAGAGACCCGGTCGCAGTGCCCAGCCGGTTGCGGTGTCTAGCTCAACGGGAGAGCGGGCGGTCGTCATGGCCGTGCAGGTCGGGTGTTCGAGTCACCCGCCGCAACAACCAATAAAAAACCCGGCTGGCGGGCCGGGTTCAGTGCAGCAGGAGAATCAAATGCAAAACGATGATACCACGATTATCAACTTCAGCGAGCGGGCTGATGAAGTGATGGAAGAACTGGCGGCGGCGGGTATGCATGGCATGAGCAAGGCGCAGGCTGATCTTGTGGTTCGCATGGGCGAACTGCTGGATTTCGCGGCCCGCAAGTTGTCGGTTCGCGCGTCCGCAGCCGGGGTGTTGATTGAGCGCGCCAGCAATCACGCGCTGGCGATGCGGATGCACGGCGCCCGGCTGCGCGGCCTGCCGGGAGCAATGCTGCTGGAGGACCTGTGCGACGCCATTGGCGGCCGGTATGAGCCTGACGGCCCTATTGAGGACGGCGACGAGCTCACCGACCGCATGACGGTCGCCGAAGGCATGACAATGCTGGGTATCAGCAAGTTTGAAGCGTTCGCGGTAGCCATCAATGCGTCGGTCGGGTCGATGACTTACTGGCGCACCAAGAAGGGTGGCGTCATGCCCGCCAAGCACGTCAAGATCGTGCAGCAACTGTATCGCGGGATGCAAGTGCGGGAGGCCGCATGATCTGCATTCACTGCGGGCGCGGAGCCTTGCGAATTCACGTCACCAGCGGGCAGGCCGAGTGCTTGGCCGCAACCTGCGGCAAGGACATGCCGCTGACCGGCAAGGCCGACCGCGACCGTCTGCGCCGTATCGCCTTGGGGTGCATCCCTGCCAATCAGGACTGCCCGCACACCAACCAGTGCTCCAGTGCACTGCGGGGCGACTGCTATCGGGCGGCGTTCCAGGCTGAGGATTATTCCTGTCCGGTGGCGCGCATCATGACGGAGGGCGGAAAATGAACCCATTCAATGACCCGCCCTGTGCGTCCTCGGCGTGACAGTGTTCGAGTCGTTGGACTGGGTGGCTGAACCGCGCTATTCCCGCCGCAACTGATAAACCCCCCCGTGTCGCTCAAAAACTTCCTGCCACTGCTTTTGTTCTGGCCGCTGCTTTCCGGTGGCGGTCTTGACCTCGATTCCCACGCATACACCGATAGTCTGACCAACCATGTCAGCCGTGATTATGGTTGGACGCACAGCCAGAATATCAGGACTTCCGACCTGTCCCACCCTGATAATTCTGTTGGGGTCGTTCATGGCCCTGAAGCTGCCGGTGTTGTTGCGCCAGACCATCCAGCCAGCGGCGGACAACTCAATCATGATTTTGTTCTGAATATTGGTTTCAGCGTTTCGCATAGCTGCTCCTGATTTCAATCATTCGGGCGGCCCATTGCGCCGGGTATTTGTAGCCGCGACTGCGCCCCAAGGCGGTCAGCGATTCAATGTCGGTGCATTTGCGCTCTTCCCGCTTCTTCTGCTCCCTCATGGCGTCTTTGTCGATCTCCTGGAGCTGCCCATCAACCTCCTCAATGGCTCGGCCCTGTGGTTTCACCGCAAGCCCGCAGGCGGGGCAGGCGGGCAGCTTGGATTCGAAGACATGGTAGCAGGCTGGGCATGTCTTGATGTTGACGTCCGGCTCACTGTCACCCGCCTTTCGTGACCGCTTCTTTGCGCCTTCCAGCGACCATTCGCGGTCAGCATCGGGTAACCCGTGCCGCGATAGTGCGCCGACATGATCCAGGATGATGGCCTCGCGTTTTCCAGGGAACGGCCTCAGTGCCCGCCCAACCTGCTGGAGATACAAGGACAGGCTTTTTGTGGGCCTCAGCAGGATAGCGGCCTCAATGGCGGGCAGGTCAAAGCCCTCGCTGATAACGTCGCAGCTTGTCAAAGCCAGCGTGGTGCCGTCGGTAAATCTACGGATGCGGGCTGCACGTTCGTCTGGCGATAATGTCCCGTCCAGCGATTCCGCCCTGATTCCGGTCAGCGTGAACGATTCCGCAACATGCTCGGCATGGGCGACCGAAACGCAAAACACGACAGCCCGCTTGCCTGACAGCAGTCGGTGGTAATGTTTCACAGCGTCGCCCGTAATTGTCGGTTTGTCCATGGCTTCGGCAAGCTGGCCTTTGTTATAGTCCCCGGCTGTTGTTTTAACGGATGACAGGTCGAGCGCAGACGGCGGGCAGTAGGCGCGGTAATCGCACAGGTGGCCGGATGCAATTAAGGCCGACATGGTTTGACCGACAATGATGTCATCCGCGAAACCCGCATGATTGACACCAAGCCCTTTCCCGTCCAACCGGCACGGGGTGGCGGTGACGGGCAGTAGGCGGGCATCTGGAAACGCGGCGATTACCCGGCCCCAAGTGCTTTGCGCTGTCAGGTGGTGGGCCTCATCTATAACTATCAGTGATGGCTTATGATGCAATCCATCAATCTTGTTTATAAGCGTCTGTACGCTGGCAACATAAACAGGGCTGGCTTGAATCAATGACCGGCCATGCGCCGAAAAGTGCGCCGTCCGTGTTTGGTTGACGATAGCGGCAGGTGCTATAACCTGATGCTCCTGCCCAAAAGCGGCAAGTGTCAGGCTTATCTGCTTAACCAGTTCGGCGCGGTGGCACAGCAGGAAAACGGAATTGCCTTTTTTCGCAGCCTCGGTGGTGATGTAGGCAAAAATGGTAGTCTTGCCGCCCCCTGTAGGCAGCACGAGCAATGGCGACCTCTTCCCGCGCCGGTATGCCTGCCGTATCTCGTTAACAGCGTTCTGCTGGTAGTCTCGGAGCGTTATCATCGTTTCGCGCTCCGTTGCTCAGCTTCCATCGTCAATGGTGGCATGGCCCACCGCTTTAGCCGCTGCTTGCCGAATTTCTTCACTTCAACGTTGTAGCGCGTCTGCACGTATGCTGCCGCTTCGTTTACCTCCCGCTGGCCGGGGCGCTCTATGCCCGCATACTCGCTGATTTGCGTTGCGCTCATCATGTTGTCCCATCGCTCTCGCGGCATACCCCATTCGTAGCTGTCGTCGATCCGATCGTGCACCGGCATTAACGACATGAAGTCTTCGTTGTGCGCGTTGAGGGCGTCCATCTCCTCCTGCCTCAAAAAAAAGCCGGTCGGGTCGTTGCGCCACATTTCAGCAACTTCCGCCCAAACCTGCTGCATATCCATCCCATGCCTGGCATTGATGCTCTGCACCTCAACCGTCCAGAATCGGCGGTTTCCTGTTGGGTCTTGCAGGTATTCGCGGCTGTTGACGGACGCAAACATGACCGTCCGGCGCGGGTATCGGCTGTCTGTGCGGGCGTATGGTCGCCGGAAATCATCCATGGTTCGCGTGATAAATGCCTTCAGGTGAGCCATGTCCGACTTGCGG